GCAATCGCGAGCCTCAGAAGCATTCTAAAGCACGCGACCTGTCCTTACTCCAAGAGAGTATCAAGACTGGCGATACAGCAATTTGAAGCAGAAAGGAAAAGTTAGAGCAATAACGTTCCGACACTGGTTCAGTTATCCCGTTTTCAGGATAACTGACCAGCACGGAGCGGTAAAGCTCCACAAACGAAAGGAAACAAATGGAATGAAAGACCTCGAATACGAGGACATAATCGACCGAGCCGAGCGTTGGGCGCGGTTTCATAGCAAACCAAATCTCCGCAACCGGATGGATGAATGTCTGGAGGGCATCACTGATGCCGACCAGCGTCGCGTCTATCTTTGCGGACAGCGCATCGCGGCTGGACTCAAGGCCAAAGTGGCCGACTTCACGCCGCCCAAGGAAGAAAGGAAAACCGATGGCAAACAGAAAAGTGATCCCAAGCGGAAACGCCGAAGTGCTGGTGGTGCTAAACCAAGCGATCCTCCAGCTAAAAACGGAAATGCCGTGGGCTCCGGTTTACGCGATAAAAGACCGCGTAAAAAGGGGTGAGATACCGAGCACACGTTCGAGTAATATGAAGGGTGCACGGTGGTATGTTCGGATGAGCGACCTCCGCGCAGCTGTAGAGGGAATGCAGAAACAAGTAGCGTAACAATGGCAACCGCAACCGAAAACTGGACAGGCCGTGGGAAGATCATCCACGGCCTGCCTCAAACGAAAGGACACGAATGGCAACAATAGAAGCAGACTCGCAGTCATTAGTCAAGAAACTGGTAGCGATCATCAAAGATCTGCCAGCAGTCCAAAAGGAAGGGCGCAACCCGCACTTCGGATACAACTACACCAAAGAAGGCCAGATCATGGCTCTTTTGGGTCCTCGCCTCGCCTCATCAGGCATCCTAGTCACTACCAGCGTAGAGACTATGCAGCCGCACTACGGAGCCGCCAAGGAAGGCAGCTACGTAAGCGTCACCACGCTCCACAAATTCATCGACACCGAAACCGGAGCTTTCATCGAAGTTCGCGGTGCAGGCGTCGGGTGGGACAGTGGCGACAAGGGCGTTTACAAGGCGGTCACTGGAGCGTTCAAGCAAATCTTCATGAAAAACTTCTGGATCACGGATGAAACCGATCCGGAGGACGAAACGAAGAAGCCGGAAGCCAACACCGGTAAGGCCTCCAGCAACGGCGGTCAGCACAGACCGACCACGGCATACGAGGAACGCACCGGAGAAGGCGACCACAACGTGGCTACCGACCTGTTGGAATTGAAAGCGTTCCTCACCGAGAACAAGGTGCCGGAAGCGTTCCTGATCGCATTGCTCGACAGCAAAGGGTTCAAGGACGCGAAGGACGCGAAGAACGTCGGGCAGCTTTTGCCTGGCACGCTTCGTCGCTGCCTGTCGCCCAACTCCAAACAGAACCTGATCAAAGCGTGGGAAGCTCAGAAAAAGGGCAGCAAAAAGAAAACCGAAGCCGAGCCGAAAGAGGAAGTTCGCACCAACGAAGGCGACCAGACCGTCGGGCGCAAGTTCATTGCAGCCGACAAGATCAGTCCGAAGGATTATCTGGAGCAGGAAGGCTTCGACAACTGGCGCGAAGTCAAGGTGCATTTCGGAACGCATCGCGGCAAATCGCTCGGCAGCATGGGCAGCAAAACGCTGGCAGGCTGGATGAAGTGGGTGGCAAGGCCGCATCCCAAGACCGGAAAGTTCGATACCAAGGACGCGCTCTTGGATGCTGCGCTCTGCCTCGCACAAGCGGAACTCGGAGGCGCTGAATGACCCCGAAATACGATTCGTGCCGCAGCTGCGGCGCATCGGTGATCTGGACTGAAACCATCCTGAACAAACGCGCTCCGGTAGATGCTACGCCGACATTGGCAGGCAACATCATCCTCGGAATGCGCCACGGGAAAATCCCGCTCATGCTGGTCCAGACAAAACAAAAACTGGAGCAACTTCAGGCCAAAGGCGAACTGCTTTACACCAATCACTTCGTGACGTGTCCGGATCGCCAGAAATGGAGGAAACGATGATCCTCAACATGCTTGAAGCGATCCGCTGGGCCAGCGACCAGCCGTGCAAGACGAGAGAGTGCGGCTCGGTCTGTCTGTGCGGTCCGTGCCATGCGCGGCGCTCACTGGCAATCATTGATCCTGCCTATGTGCCGAAGTATCGGAAGAATTTCTTTTATCCGGTGCGCATCACGAGGGACAGGAAATGATCCGGTGTGAAATGATCCGGTGTGAGCGGTGGAGCAAGACGGGCGCGTTCCAGCGGGGCGGAACCGGCCGCTGGGAGCAATGCAAGAACAGAGCAACAATGCGGGTGCACATTAAGCGCGGAGCGCTCGGTGACTGGCGACAGAACCAGCCCATTTGCGATTCATGCTACAAACTGTTCGTGTCGGGATTTTATCGACCGCACAAGGTGCTCCCGCTCCACAAGGAAGGAGGTAAACGTGAAATGCGAAATCTGCGGCGGCGACCACGGTGAACGCTACTCATGCAATGCCATGCCGATTGTGAACGGTCGGTGTTGTATGACGTGCGATGACCTGATCGTCTCTCCAGTCAGGATACTACAGCGAACGTATCCGGATGCAGCAAACGAAATCGTGGCGTTGTTCCGGTCGTCGGTGAAAACCCATGCTCACCTGAAACGGGAACGTCTCAAACTAACGAAAGGACAACATGGCCAAGCGCAGGATCAAAGGTAAATCCAAGCACACGCTTGAAACAAAGGGCTTGCCAAGCGCATCACGCTTTGACAGCGAATTCCGTTGTCTCGGCAAACGCGCATTGCGCAAGCGACTTCCAGAAGAGGAAGATTCGGCCGCTGCCGCAGCTGGCCAGCGGATACACAAGGCACTGGAGATTAGCGACATCGAGCCGCTATCGAAATCCGAGGGGCGAACAGCGTCCCGCATCATGTATGGCGAGGGTGAAATCGTGCATGAGTTCGGGTTCGAAGGCGCGGAGGTGAATTTCGAGACGCGAATGTGGGACGTGGACGCCGACTTCAACCGGCTCTGGAGCGCTCGCGTGGATCGCCATGACTGGCTGAAACACGAGCGCCGCGTTCTGGTCCTCGACTACAAAACGGGTTGGGGACTCCCGCCGCCCTTGGAAATCAACTGGCAAGTCCGGAGCGAAGCTGCGCTGTTATGCGAGATGTATGACGCGCTGGAGGTCGTGATCGGGCTGATTCACCCGCACCATCCCGATTCGCTGTGGGAAGCCAAGGCGTATTCACGGAATGAACTGCTCGGGCTTCTGGACACGGTAAGGCACAACGTAGCCACGATCCAGCTGCCGGATCAGCCGCGCACGCCCGGCCCGATTCAATGCCAGTGGTGTCCAGCGAAACGGGTCTGTCCGGAATACCTGGCAGCTTCCGAAAAGCTGGATCAATCCATAGCGGACGAGATTGCCGATGAAGGGTTCACCGCGATAATCCGTAGAAGTCCGGATGAACGCGGTGCCCACGTCAAGGCGCTCAAAATGCGCATGGACGCGATCAAAGGCATTCTGGCTCAATACGTCGAACTGGCGGAGAAAGATCAATCCGGCTGCATCACCGGCTGGATACTCCGGCGCAAACTGATACGCGCCGTGACAAGTGAATCGGAAGCGATGGCGCTTACACGCCGGCAGTTTGGCGACGATGCGGTTTATGCCGCGCTGGATTTCAGCGTGGCGCGTCTGGAGGAATACCTGCACGACGACCGCAAGATCACCAAGAAAGAGGCGAAGGAGCGGGTATCAGCGGCATTAAAACCGATCCTGACTTACAAAAAGTCGGACAACTTCCTCGCGGAAAGTAGAAGCTTATGACGCGAACCAAACCGGAAGTGGCAAAGGAATTCATCGACTTGGCCATAGTCCTTTTCGAGAGGTCTTATGACTGCCGGAAAAACGGAGCCACGGAAGAATCGATGTATTTGGAATTCGACATCATATCAGCTGGCCTCGTCACAACCGCGACGGACGAGTGGGTGCAAAAGTTCCTCCGGCGAGCCGTGACCACCGCAATCAAATGCGTGGATAGCGGAATATCGCTGGAGGACGGACGCGGACAATTCACGATCTTTATGATCACTGAATACAACGATCAACGTCGGAAATGACAACACACAAGCTGGTTCATGACGGGCACACCGGAGATTGGTTGTGCAAATGCGGATACAAACTGGGCGATGGGCGCGAGGCATTCCTCGCGCTCTGTCCGCTCAGTTATCCCGAAAACAGGATAACTCAAAAGAAAGGAAAACATGCAGGGAAAAACGCTAATGGAAGTGTTCGCAAAAGAGGACAAAAAGAAACCGCGAAAGAACGTGACCAAAGCCACGCAGCGGACACAGGCAAAACTGCGCAAGGAAGGTTACGACGTGGCGCACACGGAAAGGAAAGTTCCCGCGAGCGCCGCCGGATGGCGCGGGAGACTGATAACCCAAGACTTTTTCGGCTTTATTGACACGGTCGCCGTGAACAACTGGGAAATCCTCGCGATCCAGTCGTGTTCCGCGGTGGACCACCAGAAGCGCGTCCGGAAGATCATGGCCAGCCCTGTAGCTCGCAGGCTGGCCTATTTTTTCAGTATCGAAGTCTGGTCGTGGGGCAAACGCGGCGAGCGCGGCAAGCGCAAACTCTGGACGCTCCGCAGGGAAGGGCTCACCGCGAGACTGCTCCCGAAAGACAGTCTGCTCCGGCGCAAGCTGGAGGAAAAAACGTGGGACGTAGCAAAGGAGGCCAAATGAGTATGCGCCGAGGATTCGATCACGCTCGAAAGCAACGAGCCGTGATGCACGACCACGCCATGGGTGCAGCTGGCCGGAAGAAACCACGCAAGAGTAAAATCAAAGATATGCGCGGACTTACGGACTGCATCGTGAAACCGCGTTGGCTAGGAAAGGAGGCAAAGCGGTGATCATAAAAGTTCAAAAGCGAACCGATCCGTATGCGCGCATTGACAATCGAGTCCTGAACGACAAGCGCTTGTCGTATCGCGCTCGGGGAATTCTGGCGTATCTGCTGTCGAAGCCGAATGACTGGGAAGTTCAAGCCGACGACATTGTCCGGCGCGGAAAGGAGGGACGCGATGCAGTTCGCGCAGCGTTCCGCGAATTGCGTGACTGCGGATACGCGCAATTGATAACCACGCAACAGGGTCGCCGCTGGATTATTTACGAGACTCCCGACCAGCAATTTCGCATCGACGGGTTTTCAGGCGATGCGCACAGCCTGAAAAAGCCAACGACGGGAAATCGGTCCCTACAAAGGAAAGAAGAGAAGAATACAGAGAACAAAGGACTGAGGAAAAAATCCCAAAAATCAAGGTCGCTGTCGCTCTCGGATGCCATGGCATACGGCAAACAGCTGGGAATACCCCAAAACGAAGTGGAGGAATTTCACGACCATTTCACCGCCAACGGCTGGAAGGTCGGTCTTGTTCCGATGAAAGACGCCAGAGCGGCACTCCGCAACTGGCATCGGCGCACCGCCAGATGGGCAGAGGAACGATCCAAGCGCAAGGCAGAGCGGCCATCGGCATTCACGCCGCATTATGACGACAAGTTCGAGAAGGAGTTCGCCGCCGCTCAGGAACGGCTGCGGCTCAGAAAAGAGAAACAACAAACGAAAGGAACCAAATGACAGTGGAAGAAATCATGTTCATCGAGGAACAGATCGAATACGCCAAACAACTCGCTGAACTCGATCCACCCGATCAGATCGCGTCATTATGCGATCAGGCCGGGTGCGACGAAAAACACCGCAAGGCGCATTCCAAAGCGTATCTCCATCGGCACTGGAATCCGCATCCATCCGACAGATTCAAACGCTGGTGGGAAACCGAAGGCTACATCGAAGCGGAGAAGCGCACCGAACGCGGCTGGTCGGTGATGGGCGATGATCGCAAATATCACGGCATCAATTACGTCACCGCTTACAACTGCGAAGTGGTGCGCGAAATCTATCGCGACTTCTTGAAGCAACAACGCAACACACTACGGAGATTTAAAACTGATGAAATCGACTTCTGAAACGAGTTATCCCGAAATCAGGATAACTGACCCGCCGTTCGAGCGAACCAGCTGCGGCTGCACAAGCTGTGTGGCTTGCTGCAAACGTCAGCCTGGCGCGCTGGTTACTGGCGACTTCGAGCGCATAGTGGCGTTCACCGGCAAAACGCAAAATCTAAGCCCCGAAATTGCGTTTGAACGGGTCAAAGCGCAAATATGGGCCAGCGAAGGCAGCGTCGTGAAGGATCTGCGTTCGAATATCATGCGGAGGATCGGCTCGATCACGCCGCGCTGGGATCGCCGGAGAAAATGCTGCGTCTTTCTTACCGATGACGACAAGTGCAGCATTCATCCGGTGAGCCCGTTCGGCTGCGCATACTACGACACGCACATGATGGACATCGAGGCTGAACAGCGCAGCCTGTGGGCGGTGAGACAACACGAGAGCGCGGAGTATCAGGAACTCCGCGATACGCTGCCGCTGGCGACGTATTGCAAACCGTGGAGGCGACAATGAAAGACCAACGCGAATACACAATCGAGGACATGCTGAAACCGACCGCTGCCGAGGTGTTCAATGCCGCGGAACCGCTAGTGACCGACATTAGCAAACTGTTAACCGGCAAGCATCCCGAAGTCGTCGGCGCGACGCTGGCGCATCTGACAGCGACGTGGATCATGGGATTCAGTCCGAACCTGCGCGATCCAATGATCGACATTCAGTTTATTACCGTAAAAACCGTGGTGCAACAGCGCACCAACGAACGGGAAGGAGGCCGGAATTGACTCTCGAACCCACTCACACCTGTTTCGATGACGCGCTGGATTGGATCGGAGCAATGGTGAAAGCCAACCGGACCAAGCTGGATGACTGGCGCTTGATACATGCGGTCTGCGTATTCGAAGGCGAACGCTACGCTCATGCGTGGTGCGAACGTGACGGTGAATTCGTGATGTCGCGTTACGTCATCGACGGGAAGCCGGAATACGTGGAAACCGACCGGAAATCGCACTACGAAATCTTCAAGGTTGAAATGGTGCGCAGCTACACCGTCAGGCAAGCCACGGACTTGAACTTCTACACCGGACACTACGGTCCGTGGGATCAGGATATCCGCCGATATTGCAACAGCGGTAAGCGCGTGTTCGGCGCAACCAAGATCGAGGTGACATCATGAAAGGGTTCAGTCTGTCAGCTGACGCGCTGGACAGATTGATCGAGTGCCGGCGGCGCTTGCAGCATCGGGAGCGAATGCTGGAACTCAAACGTCAATTACCAAACCAACGCAGTCCAGCCGAACGCGACCAGATCGTGGTCGGTAAGGGCAGAATCTCGCGTGATCCGGTAAACAAACAGGCAGCGATGATCGTGGCCAGAGAAACCAACTGGCTGCATCATCCGCCCGATGTTCGCAGGATTGATGAGGAAAACAAAAAAACAAAAGGAGTATCAGAAATGAAAGGATCGATAGGAGAATCAACGGTTGAGCGCGGAACCGCGCCAGGTGAACCGCTGCAAGGCGGACCAAAAACGGCAATGGGCACGCCGATGACCAGCAATTCAGGAATTCCGAGGGACAGCAATCCGGAGGAATATTTCAATATCCACGACGTAGCGGTAAAAGTCATCGCGGAGATTAACAAGGAACCGCACCAGCTTAGCACGCTGGCTCGAGCCGCGTTCGACGCACGGAAGGTGCTGGATGAGAACATGAAAATGATCGGTCCAGTGATGGAGGAATTCAATGGCCGCGTAAAAGTGGCTCTGGAGGACGTGCGCCAATCGCGCATGGCAATTGTCGGTGAGATTGCGCATTTGCTCCAGCCGTTGAAAGAAGTGCGAGCGTTCCTGATCGGCAAGGATTACGAGCATGAAATCAAACGGCTCAAAGAGTTCGTCGATCTGTGCGAGCGCTTGGAGAAACTCAAAACGAGCGGAATGCTCGACGCGCTGGCGGACACGATCATCAAACTGGCATGAAACGGCAAAAACCCAAACGCTATTCGCCGCGTGAACGGCGCAGGATGATGGCTAAAGGCCGCTGGATTCATGACCACAAACCGCGGCCCAAGCCGAAGGAATCAAATGAAAGAGAAAACCGAAAAGGTAGAAATCACGTTTGACGTGGTTGCACTATTCGACAGTTCCGCAGGGTGGACTTTTTTTAGCAGCAAAACAACCAAACGAAAGGAAACATGAAAACAGGAAGACCCTTGGCCGAGCTCGCCAAGCAAATCAAGAGCGATAGCGAGGCACGCCGCGATTTCCGCGTGCCAACTCAAACACTGAAATTCGTTCCGGAGGGTGACCGTGGCCGGATCAATTTCAAGATCGGGAAGGATCGGTTCTCGACTGCACCAACCCGTCATTGTCTCCGGCAAGTATCGGAGCGCGGCGGGATTCCAGCGAAATACGTTGACCGTATGCTGGAGAGCGGCAGTCTTGATCTGCTGGCAGACAACATCAACCACTGGTGGACGAAGGAGCCGGATAAACGGATGCTTCGGACGCTGATAAACGGGACACAGGTTGCCCGAGCGTTCCTGAGCGAACGCTACCGGCCACTGGAGAACATCGACCTCATGGCGACCATCATGCCAAAGCTGTCACAGCTGGACGTGGAAATCCTCTCGTGCGAAATCACCGAGACACGGCTTTACATTCAGGCCGCGACGCCGAAGATCGAGGCAAAGCTGGTCGGAGACAAAGTCCGAGCGGGAGTGTGCATCTCCAACTCTGAAGTCGGCCAGGGCGCGATTAACATCGACCCGCTGCTCTACTACCTCGCTTGCAAAAACGGGGCGATTGCGCAGCGCGTGATGAAGCGTCACCACATCGGTCGCCGCAACGATCCGATGTTCGAACTGGATGCGGCCGCGGAATACTTCACGGACGCAACTCGCGAGCAAGACGACAAAGCGTTCTGGATGAAAGTCCGCGACGTGGTTGACGGCTTGTTCGACAGGGATCGGTTCAACGCTCTCGTGGAATCGTTCGAGAACACCACGGCTCAGAAGATCAAGCCGATTGAAGCCGTGGAGGAAGTGACCAACCGCTTCCAGTTCAACGAGACAGAGCGCGACGCGATCTTGAACCACCTGATCGAAGGCGGGAACGGGAACAACCTGTTCGGCCTGATCAACGCGGTCACGCGAACCGCGACCGACGTGGAAAGCTACGATCGGTCGATTGAACTCCAGCGCATCGGAATGGAAATGATGGAGTTGCCGAAATCGTTCTGGCAGTCCAAGAACTGACCGCCATTCAAGTCTAGCACCCATTCCAGTGTCAGAACCCGCTACGCGCCAACAAACCGCGTGGCGGGTCGGCTGGAAGCGGCGCAGCCACGTTTATTCACACTCAATAACCCACTTTTCAACGAAAGGACATTCATCATGGCAGAAAAGCCTATTCAACGCTCAGACGTCATCCCTCCGAACCGCGTCACCTTCGAAATGGTGCCGATAAACAAGCTGGAGGAATTCCCGAAAGCAGTTCCGGCGATTGTAGCCGGAGAGAAAATCTGGCTGCGTCCAGCCGGACCGCTCATACCACAGGACGTGACACCGGACGAATTCTGGTGGCTCTATCACAACCACGGCGGATTCCACGAGTTCTGCGACAGGATCGTGGCAGAAGCCGAACTCAACTGGCAGCGTCACCGCAACTGGGAAAACCGGACTTGATCAGTCAGTTATCCTGAAAACGGGATAACTCAAAAACGAAAGGAAACCAATGAACAACAAGCACATCAGATGCAAGGCAACGTTCGTAAATAAAGTCGGTGAGACATTGCGCTGCGAGGATGATGAGGGTCATCGGAGCGCGCATTACTGCGGTGATGAATGGTGGCCCAATGCCGGCGGACTGCCATCCGAAGACGAAAGCTGGCGCAAACTGCCCAGTCCGGCGCAATTGCTGGCTTGGGTTCTCGTGGCAATCGGCGTCGCCGGTCTGGTGATGTGGTGGGTTGCCGCGCATCACCAATGAACAAGGAAGAGTTCGTCGAAGCTGTGAGCAACTTGGTAAAAGAATGGGCAACCAAGCCTAACGAGCTTGGCGAAATGCTCCCGCGTCCACAACTGGAGGACATTTACCATCAAGTCCGTGAACAAGCTGTGTATGACTTGGCCGAAGCAGTTCGGCTGGGCAACAACCCAATGCGCGTCCACGGAATCACCTGCATCCAATCAAACTACCAATGAAAGGACAAGAATGACATCAACACAAAAGCATAGTCTCAAACTACAGCTGCAACGTCGCGGCTTTGACCGCTGCTTTCCAACCGAGAACGGAGTAAGCGTCGGTTGTTCGCAATGCCAGGCATTGTGCATAAACGGGATCGCCACGCATGAAAGCGGTTGCCCTAATAACGTGAATCGCCGGAGGAAACGCCGATGATCACGCCCACTCCCGAGCAGCTGGAGCTTCAAATTCGCGATTTCGCCAGAAAAAGCGATATGTCGTGGCCGCAAACCGTCGATCACATCATCAAGCTTTACTCCGCTGAATTTGAGAAAGCCAATCAGCACATCACCAACCTTCACACCACTCTTAACTCCAAAGGCGAATTCATCCGGCACTGGCAGCATTTCGCAAAACAACTGGCGGACTTGCTCGGGTGTTGCGCAATGGACGACGACATCATCGAGCACGTCAGGGAAATCATTGTCATGGCAATCAAAGGCCGCGATACACTCGCGGATCTGGAAATCGGGCTGCGGCTGCTGGGAAAACCGGAGCTTGCTCTGGTCTGCAAAGTCGCCGTGGATGCAACCGACAAATATTTTAAGGAGCACAAAATCAATGAGTAAAACTGATGCAGTCACATCGCATTCAACCAGCATCGAATGCCAGTCAAACATCGTCCGCGGCGAAGAAGCCCAGCGACAACGCTGTGAAACTGCGCCAACGCCGGATGAAGAGCCATCTTCTCTAGTAAAATGTAGTAAATGCGGAATAGAGAACCGACGGGATAACGGCGTGGCTGAAAAGGCTCGTAGTATCGAGTGGCTACGCTCACCGGATTATTTTGAGTTAAACAAACATCACGGACGGAATGATAGGCTGCTTCACGCGCTATTCTGTGCATACGTAAAACACCATTTTTACGAAGATGATCACATTGGCTGGGATGAATTAGACAATATCCTTTTTAACGCACTAACGAACGAAATTGGAGACGAGGAATTTTGCAAATGGATAGACGAAGTGAAGTAAAACCCGCAGGCGTGGCTAGAACGGCTCCCGATATAATTACAGGAGAGTCAATAGAATTTGTGCAGGAATTGGCCGATGCCATGCAAGCCGACAAAAAAGCGTGGGACGATCTCCGCTGGAAACTGGCCATGCTGCTCGTTCGCGTCCGCGACAATCTTAAACGCTGGAATGCGCGCTACGCCGGAAGCGATCATGCCAAGCGACAAGTCGCTGAAACCAAAACCATCATCGCGGAAGTAGAAGCGCTCTATGACGAGCTTCCGCACCACTGTAAAGACTAAAACTTTCGGCTGGCGATTCGCAGTAGGAATTCGGGGCGCATTTCGAATCACCGGGCGCGTCGCCAGTCGATAAACCAAACAACCAACGAAAGGAAACAAGTAAATGAAAATCAGACTCGCAGTAATCGGGTTATTGGTCGCCACGGGAATATGGCGAATAACGTCAGGACAAATGCCACCGCCAGCCGAGAAGGCTTTCCAGTGGCCAGAACCGGAACAAGAGCAGCCGATGGTGCCAGGTCAACTGACCATTTATCTCAAAGGCAGGATGCAGGGTGGGCAAACCGCAGGTGGCGCACCGCAGACATTCCTGTTTTGCGAGGATGATCAGAACCCGCCGTATTGCCAGCAAGCAACCGCTCCGAGCGGAACCGCAAAGTGCGGTGGCTGGTTATCCAATCAGACGTTCACAGTTCCGACGATCTCGTGCACAGTGCCGCTGGCGAGAACGATCAGTGTATGGGCAGCCACGGATGATCCGAATGTCTTCAATCTCGTGCTTCAAGATGCCGGAACGGTATTCGGAAATTGCAATCAGGGATGGTATGAACAAATCTCCGCGAACATCCCGTCACTGGTATGCTGCGGACATCCTCGGCAACCGCAATGCAATCCAGTCCCGACACCACCGTATCCATCACCGTCACCAATCGCGTGCAACTCGCCGCAACCGAACTATTGCTCTCCGCAATGGGTAACGTATGGAGGGATCTGGGCGTGGACACAAGGTTGCTGCTGCTTCGATGGTTGGGAATGCCGCGTCACATTCGCGTGGGGTCCGGAATGGCTGATAAGCAATTGCTGTCAGTTTCAGAACAATCAATGGGTCTGCTTTTACTCCGCGCCAGGCGTCGTCAATCCACACGTCGTAGCTCCGTGGGAAATGATCCAGTAGTCCAAACAGAAATGTCTCAAAGCCAGTAACGGCAAAACCTCGTCCTCGCTCCATCATCGCCCTAGCCAGCATCAGACATCAAACGAACTCATGTAACGCGCACGCTGCTGCAATTGTCGCAGCTGCGAGTTCAATGACCGAATCAATCTCCAGTCCGCTTTCGGATCAAGTCCTCCAATGCGACAATGCAACGCCGCTATGTCAGCGTGCAGCTTCTTCACATGCTCAGCGCGCTCAGCTGACCTCCGACGCCGACGCTTCCACTTGTCTGTGATCGTCTTGTTTTTCATTTGCATTACACATAACCTTGCACTCAATTCATTGACAGGTTTGTCCAACCGACTAGACTTGCGCATCGAAGGTTAAGATGCACAAGTGGGAGAGTTAAGGCGGTGCGTCGGAGTGATCCGGCGCACCTTCTTTTTTGAGTTATCCCGTTTTCAGGATAACTCAAAACGCAGCCGACCATCCAGAACGCGACCATCCACGCAGAAGGAACTCCGACCGTTTGCCTCAAAATTTTGGCGCGCAAATTTAGGTTCTGGCAAAACGCGGCCGGCTCGCGGGCGCAGAGAGCCCCAAACTTTAGCTAGGACTGAACGTTTTCAAAAGTCACTTCCGTTACGGCGCGGCCCAGCGTCGCGCACCGGAAAAACGTAAGGGATTTGACATGCCACGGAAAAAACGCCAGCCTCGTCGCTTGTGGCAGCGACTCGCGGGGCAGAGTTAACGGCTGACACGTCGCAAATGGCAGCATTCATCGACGTGACGCCTCATCGTGTCCGCCAGCTGCGTGATCAAGGCATCCTGAAACTGGCGCGTGACGTTGACGGGAGCGAACTCAAGGGGCGCTACCAGCTGTTCCCGAACAACATCGCTTATATCCGATATCTTCGGCAGCAACGCGGTATGCAGGAGAACGCGAGCCAGAGCGAATACGAGGTTCACCGGAACCGGCAGGCAGCCGCCAATGCGGAGCGGAGCGAACTGGAACTCAAACTGTTCAAAGGCCAAGTCCACCGCTGGGAGGACATCGAAGTCATCCTCACCCAGCGCATCACCGCAGCCAAGCAACGCATCCTCGCCATCGCCTCCCGCACGGCGCGGATCGTCACCGCGTGCACCGTATTCGACAAGAACTACAACACCATTTACACCGAGTGCGAGTCCGCGTGCAACGAAATCGCCTCGCTCAATGCCGGTAGTTTCATGAAGCAAACACTGGCGTATCTGAAACAGCTGGCTCGCGAGAAAGCTGGAAGCGGCAAGAACGGTGAGTGAAGAAAAAGCAATTACCCGCCGATCTAGCGCGCCGTGAAGAAGTCACGGTCCTCGCGGAGAGCGTTGATCTGGCGTGGGAAACACTCTGGCGAGCACCGAGCCGGATGCGGCTCTCCGAATGGGCGGACAAATATCGCGTCCTATCACCGGAGAGTTCGGCGGAAGCTGGACAATGGGTAACCGCGAAGGCACCATACGAACGTGAAATCATGGATGCAATCAGCGATCCGTGGACGCCTCGGGTCTGCATCCAGAAAGCCGCGCAGCTTGGCATCACTGACTCCGCCATTCTCAATCCGGTCGGTTACTACATGGATCAGGATCCATGCCCGATTCTGGTCGTTCAGCCGACTATCGAAATTGCGGAAGTGTTCTCCACGGATCGGTTGTCGCCCATGCTGCGGGATTCGCCGCGACTCACCGGAAAGGTTGCCGATCCACGCGCACGCTATAGCGGGAACACCATACACCGGAAAGCGTTCCGAGGCGGATTCGTTGCCATGGCCGGAGCCAACTCCAGCGCAAGCCTGTCAGGCCGCCCGATACGCGTCGTCCTGCTCGACGATGTCGATAGATATCCAGCCAGCGCAGGCACGGAAGGTGATCCGATCCAGCTGGCCATTGCGCGGACGTCGGCGTTCTGGAACCGGAAGATCGTCATAGTCAGTTCGCCAGGCATCGCCGGTGTCTCGCACATCGAGCGGGAAATGAAGGAGTCCACCTGCGAGTTCTGGTATCTTCCGTGCCCTGAATGCGGACAACACCAAATCTTGGAATGGGATCGCATCCGGTTCAAGGACATGGCGCACCGCTGCCTCTTCTGCAACGAGTATTATCAGAAGATGTTCTGGCTCGCCAACGACGGTGAATGGCGTGCGCACCGTCCTATTGACGAGCACGGTCACAAGGTGACCACGCGCGGCTTCTACCTCGGCGGACTTTATAATCCGTGGCTGGACTGGGACATACTCCGCGACGAATTCGTGCGAGCAGCCAAGGCCAATGAGGAAGGAGATGTCGAGCCGCTCAAGGCGTTCAAGAACACGCGGCTCGGCCTGTTGTTCGAGGAAACCGGACAAAAGGTTGACATCGACCTCTACAAATACCGGAGAGAAACGTATGACGCCGAAATTCCCGATGGCGTGCTGGTGCTGACAGCTGGCGTGGACTGCCATGAATACGGACTCAATTACGAAATCGTCGGGTGGGGCCTTGACTGGGAATCGTGGGGCATCGAATACGGCATACTCGATGGCGACCCTCGCGAAGATGACGTCTGGCAGCTGCTGGACGACGCCGTTTACAAACGCATCTTCAAGACCACCGATCAAAAGAAAATGCGCGTCCGGAGGATGGCGGTCGATTCCGGCTACGCAGCCGATTTCGTTTATCACTACACCAAGTCGCGACAGCCTCGGGCGATATCCGTCAAGGGCGAAGGCGGACTGGGCAAGCCGTTCATCAAAGGCGCTGGTATCCTCACCAAAACCAACCGTGCCAGGCTACAATCGCTGGGCGTTGACGCCGGCAAGGAAGAAATCACCAATCGCTTGCAGGTAAATACCGTGGGCGGCGGGTATTGCCATTTCCCGAAGCTGATGAACGGACAGCCAGCACGCGGTTACGACGAGGAATATTTCAAGGGACTCACCGCCGAATCGCGGATCGTGAAAGCCAAGAACGGGTTCCGCACCTACATTTGGGTGAAACGCCTCTCACAGCGCAACGAACCGTTCGACTGCCGGAACTACGCCATGGGCGCGGCTCGCCTGCCATTCAGCGGAATCAAGCTGGAAACGATGCAGCGTGACATTTATTTCCTGCCAGCCGAGCAACCGCAGAAACCGAGTTCGTTCGGAGCCAAGGGATCGGCGCTCCCGCAGAACGTGGCAGAAGGACAGACTATGCCGATGGATACGCCCCGAAAATCGAACTTTGGCGCACAGAACCGGCCGCTGGAGTAGTGCCACTGGCCCAGTTGGACAGGACTTGCGCTGCCACTCGCGTCCGGTAACCGTGCCCGGCGCGTTCCGCGGCCATGAGCTTTTCGTAAACCGGAAGCGGCACCATGCATTCGATACGGACCGTGGGAATCACGTTCGCCGGACGACCTCGCCTGCGCTGTAGTATCACTATCGCCTCACGGAGTTTATGTGCCATCTGGAGCAAGAGTAAGTCCAATCCCCTCCGCAATTCAAGGATTTTCTGAGTATTTTATTCCGGAGGCTTGAGTTATCCCGTTTTCAGGATAACTCAATTTCCCCGATGGGCGAAGTGCAGCAAACGACCGTCGTAAAACCGAGACTCAAGCCTGGCACGCGGGATATCATTGTCGGGCTGCCGACCGATCCGCCGCCGCCGTTTACGACGTGGTGCGAGTGGGCGACGTGGGTGTTGCAGCAAGCTCTCGACGGTCTCACCAGTTCAACAGGCAACGTTCGCGGTTACACCGTGGGTTCGCGCTCGGTCCAGTTCAAGGATTTGGCGGATCAACAGAAAGCAATCGATCTGGCTAACCAGCTGGTCCTCTATTTCTGCGGTGTGGAAGTCCTCCCGCAGAGCGTGACCGGACGCGATACCGCAGTGCGAATCATTCCGCGTGACTTATGAGGACGCCTGTCATATCGGAAAACGGAGTAGGAAATCATCGGTTTCCGAAGGGAATTTTACTGGATGCGGGCGGGGAACCAATCAACGGGCGTGCACCGCGCTTTTCCAATACCGGATACAGCAATTACGGCGCGAACGTGCAGAAGAATTCGCTGCTGGGCTGGCTCTGGCGCGGAGGCGACGCGGACACCGACATCGGTCTCAACGTCCAGATACTCCGCGAACGCTCCCGCGACGCGTTCATGGGCATCCCGCTCGCGGCTGGAGCCATCGAAACGCTGGATACCAGCGTGATCGGTGAAGGTCTGTATCCTGCGCCAGCCGTGGACGGTGAGGCCTTGGGCATGTCGGACACCGCAGCCGCAGATCTGTCGAAGGAACTGGCGGACATTTTCGAACAGTGGGCGTGCGATCCGCGTGAGTGCGACTACGAAATGAAGGACACATTTTACACCAAGCAGCACGTCGTGTTTCAGTCGATGCTCTTGAGTGGCGATTGTCCGGCGCTGTTCCCGCTCAAATCACGTCCGAATTGCCAGTTCGATCTGAAACTGCGCGTGATGGAAGCCGACCGCGTCCGCGATCCGCTCCCGTTCACTTATCCATCGGTCCCGAACACGACGGGATTCAAAAACATTTTCAACGGCGTCGAGCTATCGAACGATGGTGAACTCGCGGCGTATCACATCGCGGACAGGCACCCGCTGGCATCGACTTCGTTCGGGATCGGGCTTTTCGTCGTCGCGAAAACGTTCCGCGTCACGCCCTACGGTGATACCACCGGACGCAGGAACATGGTGCTGGTCATGCGCCCAGAGCGGCCGGAACAACGGCGTGGCGTGCCAATCCTTTCGGTGTGCTTGGAACTGCTGAAGCAGGAAGGACGCTACATCGACTCGACCGTTCTCGGCGCAGTGATCCAAAGCTATTTCACGGCGTTCATTCTAAGCGATTTCCCCGATCCGACCACGTTCGACACGCTGCTCACCGAGGATCAAAAGACCGAAATCCTCAACTTGAATCCCTACAGCGTCCAGATGGGGCCGGGCGTGGTTAATTTCATGCGGCCAGGGCACAAAGTGGATTTCTCCAAGCCCACGCAGCCGCAAAGCTCATTTGGCGACTTCACAATAGCCGTGGCGAAGTTTGTTGGCACCGCCCTCGGTATCCCCTACGAGGTGCTCTTGAAGCAATTCAACGCGAGTTACAGCGCGTCACGAGCCGCTCTGTTGGACTTCTGGAGGCGGGTTCGCAAGCATCGCACCGTCATGGTGGACGGATTTTGCCAGCCTGTTTACGAGGAACTCATTGCCGACGCGTTCTCGCTCAACCTGATAAAGAGATTCAAGGGCGATTTCAATGATCCCAAGATTCGTCGGGCGCTCTGCCGATGTGTCTGGACGGGTTCCAGCGCAGGCTCGCTCGATCCGCAAAAGGAAGTGCAAGCTGCCGAGCAGAAAGTCCGCTTCGGCTTTTCCACCATCGAGCGTGAGAGTTCCGAACTGAACGCCAGCAACTACCGCGACAACATCAGGCAGCAATCCATCGAGCAGAACGAGTTCGAGGAAGCCGATCTGATTTATCCGCCTAACCGAGCGGGTCGCGGAGGCGGGTTCGCACCTGAAACCGAAGTCACCGAGCCCGGCCAGCCAGCGCCGCCGATCACGCCGGGCGAACCAGTTCAGCCACCGAAAGGTGGCCAACCGCCGCAACCAAAGCAACCGCCGCAGCCGGCACAGCCAAGCGCCTCGCTCCGATCAAGGCGCAAGGTGGCGCTAGCCAGCGGGACCAGTGGAGAAATCATCCGATGAACACAGAATTTTATCGTTTCCAGTGTGAAGCAGATACCAGCGATCCAGCCAGCGCCGAGCTTCTAATCTTCGCGCCGATAGGTGACTGGGAGGACTTCGGTGAAATCTCCGCGATGGCGTTTCACAACTCGCTCAATCAGCTGCCGAAATCGGTGAAGCGTCTGGATATCCACATCAATTCGCCAGGCGGAAGTCTTACCGAGGCGCAGGCAATTTATTCGCGGCTGGCGGATCATCCGTCCATCAAGAACGTTTACATCGATGGGATCGCAGCCAGCGCAGCGTCCATCGTGGCCATGGTGGGGCACAAAGTGTTCATCCGAGCCAACGCCACCATGATGATCCATTTACCCAGCGGACTCTCAATCGGGAACGCTGACGACATGCGCAATTTCGCTGGCGTGCTGGATACGCTCACCGAAGGCATGCTCAACGTCTATGCCAAGAAATCCGGACAGCAACGCGACGATATTCGCGCCATGCTCAAGGCGGAAACATGGATGGACGCTGATACGGCCGTAGAAAAAGGTTTCGCAGATGAAGTTCGCGGTGTAGTCAAGGCCGCGGCATCGATCGAGAACAAAAAGGCAATCTTCAATGGAGTAACTTTCGACCTCTCCCGCTTCCGCAACATTCCGGCGTTCACCGCCCAAACACAAACACAACCATCAGGAGTAGAACCAAATATGGCACAACCAACACCGCCTGCTACAGGCACACCAACGCCGCCGACTCCGCCTCCAGCGCAGCCGCCGGAAACACCAACACCGCCGCCTGCGGCACCGCCGCAGCCTCCGGCACCTCCGGTCACGCCACCGGCGACACCGCCGACGGAAACCGTCGAGGATCGTGCAGTCCGCACGGAACGCGAGCGCGTGAGCGCACTCATGGCCCTTGATCGTCCCTGCACGCACACGATCATCCAGAACGCCATCAAAGAGGGCAAACAAGTCCACGACGTTTTCGCGGACGTGATGGACGCTATGGAGAAGGCTGGTCAACAGGCGGCTCGCCACGGCGATGCGCGCATCCTTTCACAGATCCCCGCCAGCGATAGCGGCGCGAGCGGAGAAACCAACGATTTCGCTGATCGGCTTCGCGGCTCGATCAACGCAAAACTCAAAGAGCGTCGGAGTCCGGTGCTCAACGGCCGCAACTAACCGCAGTTTCGAGAAAGGAAAACCAAACTATGGCAATTAAAGATTCAGTTAATTTTACCAATCTTCTGTCATTTGACAGCGAGGATTGGTATGTGCGCCGGTATCCGTTCACGGACGCTGGCGCTCTCACCGTGGCAGCGATGCAACCAGGCTACCTCGTCAAGTTCAACGCGACGCGGGATGCAGTGCTCGGTGCCGTAGGTGCAGATGACGCCGCTCTGGAGGGCATCATCGTCGATCTTCCGGATAACACCGATGTTCCGGCAGCTGGCAAGACTAAAACCGTAGCCATCGCGCTAGAGGGATCGTTCGACAAGAACTCGGTCAAGTATGCAGACGGGTCGCAGCCCGTCTCAAATGCCGGACTTCTTGCCTTGCGCAAGTTGGGCTTCTTCCTCGATCCAGCCACACCATCTGGACCGTTCGCACCCTAACCAGCAGTCCACAGAAAGGAAAACAACCAACTATGAGTAATATGAATCCCAACTACGAGCCTAGGACGCTGCTGGCAGCGTTCGAACAAGGCCCGTTAAGCCACACATTTCTCCGCGACACGTTTTTCCCCGTTCGCGAGTATCCGCCGACGAACTTGGTGGAATTCGACTTCCGCCGAGGCCGCCGGAAAATGGCACCCTTCGTCGCACCGCTGGTAGGCGGTAAAGTGATGGAGCGCCAAGGTTACGAGACACGCTTTTATCGGGCACCGAAGATCGCGCCAGTTCGCGCACTTCGCACACCCGATCTCGAAGCGCGTCTGCCTGGCGAGAACATTTACATCGGGCGCACCGCTGCTGACAGAGCGGCGGATTTGCTGGCCGAGGATTCCATCTTCCTCGATGAAGCCATCACGCGCCGCGAGGAATGGATGTGCCGAGCGCTCCTGATCAACGGCGGTATCACGGTTTCGGCTGACAACGGTTACACCAATGTCATCAACTACATGGAGTCCAGCGCAGGCGCTCCGAACAATCATTTCGTGCCTACGATCAAGTGGGATCAAACCAATTCCGATCCGTTCGCGGATCTGGAAGCGGCACGGCTCGCGGTGATCCGCGATTCGGGTATCTCGCCCAACATCGTGTTGTTCGGAACAACGGCGAAATCGGCGTTCCTGAACAATGCCAACGTGGCGAAATTCCTCGATTCCATCCGGTTCTCAATCGCCACGATCAAGCCGACCATCGTGGATGAAGCCGTGGTGTTTTTCGGTTCACAAGCCGGCCTCGAATACTACAGCTACGCTGAATACTTCGAGGATGACGCCGGAACGCTCTACCCGATGCTGCCGCCGGAACTGGTGCTGCTCGCCAGCACCCGAACGCCAAACAAGATCGTTTACGGCGCGGTGACACAGCTGGAAGACGCCAAAGCAAAGCGGTTCGTGACGTATCAATCGCCACGCGTCCCGTTTGTTTACGGCGAGGAAGACGACGGGAACCTGTTTTATCGGTTGACCGCTAGTCCGCTGCCGATGCCGGTTGACGTGCTCGGCTGGCGGATCGTGGAAGCGATCACTGGTGTCAGTTATCCGTTCCCGACGCCCGGCTCAGTCCCGCCGGAGCAACCGTTCTTCTCTCCGGACGATCCGGAAGCTGCGGAGAAAGCGCGAGAGGCTGCGGAGAAAGAAACACACGGCAAGGAAGGCACGCACTTCTTCGGGCCGCCAGCGCCTCCGGTCCAGAAAGGCACCGCTCCCGACAAGAAAAAGGGAACGCCAGCCAAGGCTGGAAAAGTCGATCCGACGGATGCCACTGACGATGAAAACGGCGACGCCAACGGAGACAACGGCGACGGATTGGAGAACAACACCGTCGATCAACTGAAAGACATCGCGAATGACGAGGACATCGATCTGAGCGGACTGCACCGCAAAGACGACATCATCAAAGCAATTCGCGAACACCGGAAAGCCAACGAGTAAACGAGTTATCCTGAAAACGGGATAACTGGAAACGCCTATGTCGCTGCGCGATATGTTCGTTCCGGACATAAACCGGATCTTCATGCGGACTTTCGAGTTCGCGGAGGAGCGCGAGTTCCGTATCGCTGATGGCGCAGGCGGGTTCATCGTTTTTACTTGTCCGGTGGTGTGGGACAAGGACGCAGTCAAAGAGCAACCTGTAGTGACAATTCACGGTGTATTCATGGGCGACGTTCGCTGCTACATCGCTCATGAATATCTGCCGAGAGCCCCAGTGGCCGGAGAGATTATCTACTCTCCGGCCATCCAGCCGTGGGAAGTCCTCAATTGCACCGATGCCGAAAGCCTTTACGAATTGTCGTTAGCCATTCACCGCAGCCAGCCTACGCAGTATGGCCAAAACTGATGCTGGAAATAAAGATAGACGCCAAGCAGCTGTTACGGCTGGAGCGCACCGTTCGAGACATCAAAAACGGCGTAGCGAAAGTGCTGGCACCAGCTATCAACCGCGCACTGGCGAACGGAGCTACGACTGTCAAGCGGGAGATCCGGAAGGTTTACACCATCAAGGCCAAAGACATTCCGGTAAAAGTGAAGAAAGCCAGCACCAATCATCCTGTCGGTGCGGTGGTGCTTGCAGATTCCATGCTGCCACTGGAAAAGTTTCAATTGTCGGGCGGCACGCGCCGCAGGCCGCTCCGCGCAGTGGTCAAACGCGGGCACGGCGGCATAATCAAATCAGGATTCATGGCAACGATGCCGACAGGTCACACCGGAGCGTTCCGGAGGAAGGGACCGCCACGATTGCCAATCAAATCGCTGCTCACCATTAGTGCACCGATCATGGCCAGCCAACCGAATGTCGCACCAGCTGTAACCGCTTCGATGGCGGCTACACTGAGCAAGCGGATAGATCACGAAATCAAACGCATCATGGACAAGGAAGGAAGATAAAATGGCCGCACCGTCGCCACTGTTTCCGCGTGATGCAGGTATCCGCACGCACAGCGTGAACGATCTGGAGATTACGCTGGTGGCGTTCATCAAAACCATTTTCGCCAACACTTATCGCCTCGACAATCCAACGGTGAACCTCCAGCAGCCGGACGTAGTGCCGTTCGATTATACGCAGCGCGCTCAATCGCTCGTGTCCAAGGTCGCGCCGCAAGTCGTTCGCGGCCGAGTTCCGCGCACCGTTTCCGGCGACATCAATCCGGACGATTTACCCAATTGTCCCGCCATCATCGTTTACGCGCACTCCAGCGAAGTCCGGATCACCGACACAATCGTTACAGTCAAGATTTGCGTGAGCGCATACGACGAGAATCCGGACGGGAGCGGGTATCAGGACGTTCTCAACATGATCGAGGCGTTAGCCATCGCTCTTACCACCTTCGGCCAGGGCGCAATCGACAAGGCGTATCCGATTGTCATGCCGATTGAATGGACGCGGCTCGAACTGCATTTCGATCCGCATTTCATCGGTGAAATGACCACCAAATGGCAGCTGCCCAGTGGTCGCCCGATGCCGGACTTCGACCATAACGACGCGCCAGCCGAGCTTTTGGGAATCAGCATGGAGAACGACACCCTCCCGCCAGCCGCATGAAAAAGAACCAAAAGATGTATATGGGGCCGCGGCTGCATGCTTACGGGATCGGTTACGGCTGCGTGTTCTACAACGGCGTTCACGCGCAAATGAAGAACGCTATCAAGGCGTGTCCGTCCGTAGGCCAGCTGCTCGTTCCCATCGAGCAAGCTGGAGCGGTTAGACGCCAGCTGAAGTTCGATTACGCTCACAATATGCGGGGCACCGACGGAAAGTATGTAACGTTTTATCAGGAAGTGATTAAATGGCTCTCAAGCCAGCAGAAAAAACCAGCACAAAAAACACCAAACCTAGAGGTCAAACACCATGCCTAATCTTGGCTTATTCAAACACGGAGTTTCATGGCAAGACGTGCCAACCAGCGTCATCAGTCCGGTCGAAGCGATACCGGGCGTCAACGTGGTATTCGGGGCAGCACCGCTGCACCTGATCGCCGATGGCAAAAGTCGCATCAACAAGCCCAATCTGTTTAACAGCTACGAGGAAGCCGTGGCTGCACTGGGTTTCTCCAACGACTGGAACACCTACGACATCTGCGAGCACATGGACGCGCTGTTCGTGGAATTCGGAATGTATCCGGTCATTTACATTCCGGTCAACGATCCGGAGGATGGAGCGACCACGCAGCCCGATTCGCCGTTCACTCTCGCCAACGGCCAAGTGGACACGCAGCTGGGCCTCATCGCGTGGACGATTGTCGTGAAAAGCCAAGACGGAACCACGACGTATGTCCTCAACACCGATTACATTTTGTCGCTTTCCAAGAACAACACTTGGATCGTGACCCGCATCGTCGGCGGCGCGATCCCGAGCGACACATCGCAGATCAAAGTCGGCGGCAAAGTCCCGTCATCGACGCCCATCGACGCGAGCGACGTCATCGGCGGCGTGGACGGAACCACCGGAGCACGCACCGGACTCGAAGTGATCGAGGACGTTTTCCAGACAACGGGCATCGTGCCAGGCGTGATCATCTGCCCGAAGTTCTCCAGCGATCCGACCGTGGCCGCGGCGATGGAAGCGAAGTCGGAGAACATCAACGGCTGCTTCGCGTGCACCTGCCTGATCGACGTGGACACTTCCACGGTCAAGCTGGCCACCGACGTCAATGCATGGAAAGACGCGAACAACATCGTTTTTCCACGGCAGGAATTGCTCTTTGGCAAACCCGCTTTGATCGGGAGCGATGGCACACAGAAAGTGTTCAATTTCGCCTCGCAACAGGGACCGCTCCTCCAGTGGACGGACACCTACAAAGGCAACGGGCTACCGTTCTGCTCGCCGTCTAACAAGAACTTGCGCATGAACGCGCTCCAGCTGGCGGACGGAAGCGAACTGCCGATGCATTTGCTGGATGCGAACATGCTCAATGGCCAAGGCGTGGTCACGGCGCTCAACTGGATCGGCGGCTGGCGTTCGTGGGGCAACCGGACAGCGGCGTATCCAGCCGACACCGACGTTCACGATATGTGGATTCCGGTTCGCAGAATGTTCGATTACATCGGGAACACCATCGTCCTTACGATCTGGCAAAAGGTAGATGAGCCAGGCAACCGCCGCCTGATCGATTCGGTCATCAACAGTCTCCAGTTGTGGCTTGACGGACTGGCAGCGACCGACGCGCTGCTTGGTGCGCGGATCGAATTCCGGCAGGATGAGAACCCGACCACCGAAATCCTGAACGGCCACTTTATTTTCCACATCTATTTCGCGGTGCCGACGCCTGCGGAATGGCTGGACTTCAAGCTGGAATACTACATTCCGTTCATTGACAACCTTTTCCCGCAGCAGGACGCCACAGTCGCAGCCTAATCAACCCGAAGGAGAGTAAACCCAAATGATCATTCCAAATCACGTTGCCAACTACAGCATTTTCAAGGACGGACGCCGCCTCATCGGGCTGGCGGACGTGACCTTGCCGAACATGCAAAACCTGAACGATCCCTTGAAAGGCAGCGGGATCTTCGGTGAAATTGAAGTGCCGATCCAAGCGCATTTCCAGTCGATGACCGTCATCCTCAACTGGCTCACCATCACCGATGACGCAATCTTCGCCACGATTCAGGATGGCGCGCAACTGGACGCGTGGAGCGCGGTTCAGGCGCACGACAGCGGGACTGGCCAGATCATTCACGAAGGCTGGCGGTTCATCATGACCACGCTTCCGAAATCGTTCAATGTCGGGAAACTGGAGGTCGGCACCAAAGGCGAAGCAATCTCCGAATACGAACTGGTCGGGATCACCGGCAAGCACAACGATCAAGTCGTGTTCGATCTCAACAAGGAAAACGCGGTGTGCCGCTGGTCGAACGGAATCCAGCTGGTGGACACCGGCCTGCGCATCCGCCAACTGATCGGCTTGTAACCTTTTGCGCTTCAGTGTAAAAGGCGAGTCATGGATCAAACGCTACTGCAAAAACGGGAGGCAGCGCCCGTCAGTTATCCTGAAAACGGGATAACTGACCCGCAGCCGCCTCAGAACCCGACGGGAATAACCGCGACACGCGACGAATCGGGAGCGATTGAATATCGCGAACTCGAAGTCGAACGGCCGAAGGCACCGCTACGAATGACCATCAATCCACCGCTGGAATACGATGGCCAGAAGTTCACGGTGTTGATCTTCGATTTCGACGCCATGATAGGCAAAGACTTCCAGCGTGCGGAGCGGGAGTTCAACAAGCTCTACAAGCCGGACAAGGATGAAATGGTGCTGCCGGAAATGAAACACCTCTATCACCAGATCATCGCCGCTCACCGCGCCAACGTGCCACTGGGGGTGATACAGAAGTTGCCACGACGCTATTACACACCTCTGCGGGTAGAGGTTTTAAAAGCCTGTGGCAGCTCGCCGGACGAGGACAAAGCGTAACCCGATTTCTTCGCACCATAGCCGTGCGCCTGGCACGCGCCGGCTGCGGTGACGTGGAATACTGGATGAAGCTGCCGATTAGTGAAGTCGCGGATTACATGCTGGAACTGATTCAACAACTGAAGGACGAAGCCCAAGAAATGGAAAGGAGATAAGCAGCCGTGCACAAGGTTTACGTAACGACGATAGCCATTGGTGCAAAGCTGCTTAGTTCGTTTAATGCCGTGATGCGAGCCGCGGAAGCTCGCCTGAAACGTCTCCGCGCACTGGCGAAATCTGTCGCCACCGCTCTCAAATTCGTCACCGGAGGACTGGCCGGATTGACCGCTGCAATCGCAGCGTTCGGCGTGGGCAAAATCTTTCAGGAAATGTTCTCCGGTGCCACCGAGGAAGCGATGAAAGCCGCGCAGACGATGAAGTCGCTTCAAGTCCTGCTGTTGAAGAACAATCAGATCCGGAAGGGCGGCATGGGCATGGCGCAAAAACAGACGGAAATGATTTACGCGAATTCCGCGGCACTGGAGGAAACCGGAGTTCTGGCGGACAAGGTGTTCAATTCAATGGCACGCGGCCTCGCCATGTGGGGCGTGCCCACACGCCAGATCATGGACGCGCAAGGTGCCATGGGCGATTTCCTCGTCACCATGCGCGGAGCGAACGCCACCGCCGAGGATGGCGCGGAACTGGCACGCGATTTCGGGCGCGCAATCATGACCGGACAAGGTCGCGCAATGCGGAAGTGGGGCATAGCAATCGACGCTACCTGGGCCAAGGAGCACAAGACGTATCAGTCGCGCTTTGAATCGCTGATGAAAATGATCGCGTTCACCAAGGACGCGAACAAGGCGCAGCGGGATACACCGATCGGCAAGATCGTTCTCATGCGGAACGAACTGGACAAGACTCGACGGTTGATCGGAAACGAGCTTCTGCCCATCGAGGCGAAAATGGCCGCGCTCTGGCTGAAAGCTATTCCGATCATTCGCCCCTACGTTTTGGCTGGAATCGACAAGCTGGGTGCTGCGTTCGACTGGGTCGTGGACAAATTGCGAAAGTGGGATTGGCAAAAGATTTGGCACGATTTCACGTCAGCGATGAACACCGCAGGCTGGCAGTGGAATCATTTCTGGATCGGCTTCAAGGCAGGACTCGACAAGATCGGTGAAGGCATCAAGGTGATGGCGAAGATCTGCGAGTTCAACATCAGCACGTTCATCGTCAAACCGTTCAAGGCGGCGGTGAAATGGGCGGAGAAACTTGTCGGAGCGATGGACAAGCTCAAGCTGTGGGGCGGCAAAGCTCTCGGCGGTCCCGACTGGATCAACAAGAAAGCGTATCCAGTGGATGCAGGCGCAGCGATGGCAGCTGTAATGCCTGCTCCGAAAGGGCCGCTGGTCGGAGCGCTCGCGGACGTCCGGAAGCAATACGCGAATGAGATGGCAAATCCCGAAGTCATCCGAGCGATGTATCAGCGCACCGCGCAGGAAGTCGGGACTGGCACCGATCCGCAATCGGTCGCGGCGCAACAGGCGTTTCAGGAAGAACTTCTCAATCGCGCAGCGGCTCGGAAACAGAGCTTGTCCTACGCAATTCACGATCCTCACTACTATCCCGAGCCGGTATTCAACAAGAGCGTGAGCGCGCGGGTGGCCAAGAACTTTGACGCGATCCGTGCGCAAGTCGTGGCCGGGAGTAACGTCGCGAAGTGGGCAACCGGAAACGCATCGCAAGGCGTGGGATTCGGCGGCGGACCAAAAGTGGCGCACTACGGAGGTGAAGATTTCGGAATTGAGAAAAGCGATATCGGATGGGTGCGGGACATGCAGAAAGCCAATCCGCAGATAGCCCAGTATCAATCCGGCGGAATAGCGCGGCGACCGCAGCTGGCGACATTGGCCGAGCATGGGCCGGAAGCGATCCTCCCGCTGGCGACAGCCAGGCTTAGAAGCCTACTCGGAGGCCGCGGAACTGGAAGCGGCGTCAATTTCGCTCCGCAAATCACCATCCACGGTGACGCGTCGGAGAGCGAACAGCGCGCACTCGATTCGCGGCTGCGCTCGCTGGCACGCGATTTCATCAAACAATTCATAGCCGCTCAGAACCAGTCCCGCAGGTTGAGCTACGAGGGAGGCTACTCGTGAAAACGTATATCACCGTTCAAGATGACTGGTGGGATACGATTGCGATGCGCGTTTACGGCTTCAAGCGTGGAAACGAACACCTGATGTATGTGCTCTTGAATGCGAACCCGACGCTAATCAATTTTGCCAGCTTTTCGGCTGGCGTGGCAGTCAACGTTCCGGATGTGAGCACAATCACGGACGTTCAAATACCGCTCGTGCCATGGCGAAATTCTACCATAAGTCCAGCGTGATAAATACAAGCCACGGCGTTTGTGGTGCAGCGCCCTATCCAGAGAGGTCGGGTAGCACTCAAACGCCGTGGCGAGGCGGGGAAGCGCGGGATTGGAGGGTTTAGAACCGATGATAACCAAGGTTCGCGTCGCCTATCCATCAATCGTGGTCAACGGGACTGACTATTACAAAAAGCTGGAGCCGTATTTTCTCGATCTTGCCTACACCGACAATTGCGACGGTGAAAAAGCCGACGATCTGCACCTTAAGCTCGCGGACAGGGATAACCGTTTCATTTCCGATTGGATGCCAGCCAAGGGCGAATTTCTGGACATAGGGATCATCACCGAGCGCTGGTATTCGCCGCTTGCTGCGCTGCACAAGCTGGATTGCGGCCGGCTCTGGATTGACGAAATCGAGTTCGACCTTCCCGATCACACGGTGACAATCAAGGCCACGTCGATTCCGGTTCCGGCTTACATGAAAGAAGCAGACGAATCGCGCATTTGGGAAAACACCACGTTCAAGAAAATCGCCGGACAAATCGCAACGGAAAACGAGATGGAGCTTGATTATCGGGCCAGCGTCGATCCGACGTATTCCGCTGTCCAGCAAACCGAGCAGAGCGGACTGAAGTTCCTGCAAGAACGCGCCAACGACGCCAAGCTGGAACTCAAAATGTGGCGTGGCATGCTGATCGTGTATGACATTCAGGCATTGGAGGAAGCCGACCCGAAATTCACGGTGGTCTATGGCAACCTGGCACCGGATGGCGGCACAGCAACCTACCGGATGACCGGCGGAAAGTTCCGGACGAAGCTCGTGGACACGGCGCAGAAAGCCACGGTGAGCCACGTCGATCCCGCGAGCGCAACTTACACCAGCGAATCTTTCGAGGACAAAGCCACGCAAACCGGAAAAAGTGCCGCCGGTGCGGTTGGCGGACCGACAGGATCGCTTATAGGCGCGATGAGCGCCGCGCTACAAGCGCCGATTCAGGATTGGCATACCAACGTGAATGCCAGCACCGATTCAACCGACGAGGAAGCCGACGAAAGCGATGACAGTCCGGAATCGCGTGATGACGCTGGAGCCGTGGATATCTGGAACCCGCAAACAGCCAGCGCCAGCGGCCAGCTGAAAGCCAAGTCAACTCTCCGCAAGAAAAACAAGGATCGCGTCCACGGCGAAATCGAACTGTCAATAGGTTGTCCGCTTATAGCAGCCGGACAGACGTTCAACCTGAAAGGACTCGGCAATTACGACGGGAAATGGTATGCGGAAAGCATCCAGCACAAAGTAGGCCCGATGTTTTCATCGGTGATCCAGTGCCGCGCCTGTCTGCAAGGATACTAGGGTTATGGGCAAGAACATTCTTTCAGACACAGATTTCACCAAGGGGCACGACACCCGTTTTGCCAATACGGCCGTAATCGGTTTCGTGACCAAGATCGAGTGCGACGCCAAGCACGCCAACGTCCGCGTGATCATGCCGGATCGTCTGGATCACCAAGGAACACCGCTCATCAGCCGTCCGGTTCCGGTGATGCAAACCGCTTCGCAATCGAAGAAAAGCTACGCCATTCCGCGGCTGGGAACGCCTGTCGTCATGGTGAAGCTCCCGAATTCCACCAGCGATTACCTCGTGATCGGCAGTTTCTACACTCCGAAAAACCCGCCGCCAGTGAGCGATCCCAAACTGGATTACACGCTCTACGATGACGGTTCTATCATGCAGTTCGATTCGTCCAACGGCCAGCTGACATGGAAACTCAAAGGCACAATGCTCTGGGATAACGAGAGCGGCGGCACGTTCAAGTTCAAGGACGCGGTCATCATTGACGCGCAAGGCAGCGATATCTCGATCCAGACCGCAGGCGGAACGATCCTCGTCGATGGCGCAACGGTGCATCTCAAAGGGGACTTGATCTTTGAAGGCAACATCACGCACACTGGCAACATGACCACCTCCGGCGTGCACACAGACTCCCTCGGACATCACACCGGAGCCACACGCGAAGATCTTCTCGAACGCATCAAGGCTCTGGAAACGCGAATAGCCGCGCTGGAAAGGAGGCAGTTATCCTGAAAACGGGATAACTGAAAACATGGAAGGCCTCTTCGGAGCAATCATCTTCGGGAAAGCAAACCGGAGGATTCACACCTTCTACGAGATCGAGCGCAAATACGTCGGGCGCTACGGCGTGCACATGGTTCATCTGCGGAAGCCGCTGCTGGAATGGGCTGGAAACGATCTGCTCAAAATCGAGATGAAAATCAATCTGAACGCGGCGTGGTGCGGCGACCCGAACCCGATCCTCGCGGAATGGCATCTGTTCCACGAGAACGCGCTCGCCGCGCCGCTCATCATCGGCGGGAAACCGATGGGCCCGATGCTCTCGCTTTTTGTGATCGACGAGTTAACCGAGCATCAGAAATACTGGCTCAAAGGCGGACAACTGATTGGCGTCGAACTAACCGTGAGCTTCACCGAATACATACCGTTTGCCGAAGGATTCACTTCGTCGCTGGGCATACCGGGATTTCCTTCGGGCAATCCAACGCCCACAGGCGGCACGGTTGAAGTCGGCCAGCTGGAGAACATCACCACCGGATGACCACGATCCAAAACGTTCAGGGAATGGGCACCGGCGCAAACTGGCGCATGCAGTTCTTTGACGCGGACGGAGTCCCGTTGAACATGCTGGCATTCGAGCCTATTGATTTCGGCGCAATCTCCTACCGCGAGGTTTTCCAGAACGTGAAAACGATCCTCGCCACGGCGCTATGGGATTGTCCTCTGGAACGGACGCTCGGCTGCGACAACACCATTGTCGATCTGCCGATAAACGATTCCGCCAAGGCTACCGTGGCGATCCTCAACGCGATTGTCAGCTGGGAAAACCGCGTGGACGTGATGCAAATCGATTTCGCCGCAGACGTGATCAACGGCCATTTGATGGTCAACCTCCAACTCAACATAAGGAACGTAATCTATGGAACAGACACAATTTATCCCGTTACCAACATCGGGATTCAACCGGACGTCATTGACGTGAGCCAAGGAATACCAGGACCGCCCGGCCCAGGCGGACCGCCGGGCCCGCCGGGCGTGCAAGGTCAAACAGGTCAACGCGGAAGCTTGTGGTTCGTCGGTCACGGCGTTCCGCCGGATGCAGGATTTCCGCCTCCTGCACCGCCGCTTTTGGCGCAGGATATGTATCTCAATCTCGACACTGGCGATGTGTATCAATTCGGCACAAGCGGAGGCCTTTTTGCCGCATCAAAACAATGGACGCGAGTCCGGAAGGGAAAAGAAGATGAGAGAACTCAACACGATACCACCACCTGATCCGACCCCGCCAGCTGTTGAGCCGACGGATGCACCGATCCCATCAGCTGCAGGGTGGGGAACACCGCAGACCAACATAAAAGGGCCTGCCGGCGGCGTGCCCGATCCGTTGAATGTCAACACGATCAATTGCGGAACAGTCATTTACATCGGAACAAAAGCGCGATTCACTGGCCTGACCAACGGCGTCAAGCTGGAGGTGCAGGATTCCACCGGCGTATGGCGCATACAAGCACAATGGACACAATGAGCAAAACACTACTCAGCATTGCGATAATTATGGCATTTATTTGCCATTGTTATGCGGACGGAAATTTCTACGGGAACAACACTTTCAACGGCCCCGGCACGTTAACTATCCAGTCAGGCGTCCAGATCAAAGGCACATGGATTTGGGCAGCTGGCTCGGTCGTCAACCTGCAGAACGCTACGGTGACGCTCCCGCAGTTTGAACCAGCACTCGGCAATCCCGCATCGAACGCTCTCTGTCTTCAATCAACGGTGAGCGGTGTCCGGTCATGGGGCGCTTGCGGCGGCGGAGTCGGCGGAGGAAATCCACCAGGCAACCCGAATGGAAGTTACCAGTGGAACAATGCAGGCGTATTCGCTGGCTCGAGCAGTATCACGCAGATTGGAGGCGAAACAGACATCGCGAATACTGTCACGTTCTTCAAGTCAACCGCTGGAGCAAAGGTCAATCTCGATCTGAGTCAGCTTCCATCGGCTTCACTGGTCGCGCTGCTCATTCCAAATTCGGTGACAGGCACAGCGGTCGCAGTTCAACCGGACACGGCAGCGACAGCGCACAATTTCTACACCTACATCGACGGTTTAGGAATTCCGCATCGCGCGCCTCCGGCTGCCGCGGACCTATCCGACTTGGGGACGAACGTTCTCACGGCGCTCCAAGCTCCAGTGAACGGGCTTAACGGAATCGTGACGCCGAACGGTCAATCCACTCTCACCAATAAAGCCGTGTCGCTGCGCACCGATAGTTCAACGGCTGGCACGTCAACAACGTGGTCGCCAAATGCGAATTCCACGGATCTGTTCGAACTCGGAAGTCCGCTATCGGTTGCGGTCACAGTGATCAATAGCCCGAGCGGAACACCGAGCGACGGACAGCGTTTCAGGATGCGGATTCAATCGGACGGTTCGGCGCACGCGCTTACTTGGAGCGGTTTAGCGTGGCACGCGTCGCCCACTGGGCCGCAGCTGCCGACAACTACCAGTGCCGGAAAACGAATGTATCTTATGTTTTCATTCAACCCACCATCAGGACAATGGGATCTTCTAGCTTTACAAGACGGATTTTAATTGCGGCCGCGGGAGCTCTCTCGATCTGGTGCGCTTGCTGCGAACGGCAACCCGCCGACCCGCCGCGCTCACCGACTCCGCTGCCGATAGCGCCATCGCCGCGGGATCGCGTAGCGCCGCGCTCCAGTTCGATTGCGCGGACACAAGCGACATCGACGCCTGCGAACAACGTCACGTTCCCGTCCACGGTGAACGCTGGCGACGTGATCATCATTTTCGCCTATAACCAAACCAACGTAACCGGAGTGACGCTGCCGAGCGGCGGCGGTTATACCAGTCTCGGCGCAGCTGGCGGATCGAATAACGCCTACAATTTTGCTTACAAAATCGCGGCTGGCGGCGAAACCACGAGCGGCACATTCACCAACGCAACGCAACTCGTGACGATGGTGTATTCCGGCCTCGATCAGACCACGCCGATCATCAATCAACAGAACAAAACCGGCTCAGGTCTTTCGATCAATTATCAGGCCGTGACCATGACGCACACGGACGGTTCGTCGTGGATCGTGGGCTTCGCTGGCGCACGCGCAACGACCAGCGGCATGAGCAACAGCACGACCAATCTCGGCAACCGAACGAATCAAACGTTGTCTAACGGACTGGATTCCGGCGCTGGCATTTCATCTTTCGCTTCGCAAAGCATCACGGTTGTCGGGAGCGGTGCATACATTTCCGAGACTGCCGAACTCGTGCAAGCTGCGCCGACGCCGACCG